ATAATTACTTTAGTACTTTGTCCAGAAGTAATAGTTGGATAAACGGAAGCAAAGAAATCATCAGCAATGTGATTCGGGATGAATGCGAACTCATCCAAAAATATGACATTATAAGATCCACCACGAACAGCAGAGGAAGAAGTAGAGTTTGCCGATATCTTTGATCCATTTTCTAATTCCAGAGAACCTTTATTCCAAGATATTATACCTTGTTGCATCCATCGAGGCAAATTTTCATATGCAAGTTGTAATCTACCAAGTAAATCTCTAGCAGTGGATGCTTTGTTCGCCAGAACAGCAACGTTGACATTATCGTTGAAAACTGCATAGTGTAAAAGATATGATATACAAGTTGTAGATTTACCTGTCTGCCGAGGCATCTTACAGATATTAAATCTATTCTCGTGGAATCTGGTAATTAACTTCTCTTGGAAGTCGTACATATTAAAAGGAACTAGTCCCTCATCAAGAGAAACAATCTTTATATAATTCCTAGTAAAATATACGGGGTCTTCTTTACACTTTAAAAATTCCCTAATATTATCCTTAGAGAATTCTATAGGCGTGTTCGCCTTTTTTAGGTTGGGATTACCTAGATATACTTCTGCCATAATAAAAGAAAATTACTTACTAATCAGTAAATCCTGCTGCTGCTCCTTTTACTCCAGCATTAGCAGCAAATATTGCATATGTGCTTACTTTCTCTAAAAACTCAACTGAACCTGCTGGCATTGTAAACGAACCAACAGCATTTCCATTAGCAGCCTCTACAAGTGTTACTAAATGAGCACTTGTGTCAGTATTAACTAAACGCACAACTGTAGCACTACCAAATGTACTTGCAGATCCTGTTGCCGTTGCACATGCTGCTTCAGCACCTTTAATCAAAGTTCTTGACATTACTCTTACTTACACTATAAAGTTATTTAGTAATTCCACCCATTAGTAGTAGTATTATTTTTTAATAGATATCCATCAACAACAACACCTTCAAGATAAGTTCTACCTTGACTACCATTATTAACTACTGTTAATTGAGTAAGAGTACCAGTCTGTCTAAATGTATGCGTATGTACTTGATCACCAGTATGAGCACTTGTATATGTAACTCCATCAATAGTTGCAGTAACCGTAGATGGATAGTTATTTTCAACATATACTTTCACATATTCATTAACTGTAATACTAACACCACTCATTGTTATAACAACTGCATTACCACCAGTTCTTGCTCTATAAGCACCACATCTTAAATAACCATCAAATGCTAGATCTATACTTTGATCAAAACTTCCACCAGACCACTTACTACCCCAATCTGTACCATCATTGGGATTATCAGGACCAAATCTACTTCCTTGCATAATACCATGACCACAGAAACAAGTATTATTTCCTGATGGATCTTCACCTGTAGATGGGTAAATTGCTTCAGCACCTGTTCCATCTTGTGAACTATTGGCTGCTACTCCTGCCCAAGCAAGTGTCCAAGAAGATCCATTATCAGAATATTCAACCTTATATGTACCCGATCTCAGAGATGCTGATCCACCCATACCGTGCGAAGATCCATTAAAAACTGAAGATATTGCATAGTGAGTGAAAGCTATAGGACTTCCATGATCATAAGTAGTTGGTGTCCATCCAGTATAAGTTCCAGTATCAGAACAGTTATCAGAAGCAAAAGTATAAAGCCAAGTAATTCCACTAAGACTATTTTCAGTATTTAATCCCAACCTAGCAGATCTAGGATGTATACTTTGATAATTTGCATGATTTCCTTCTAGGATTCTCCAATATCTATGTGCTGAATGAGCATATCCTGCTTCTACTGCTCCATTACCAGTTGTAATTGCATTATATCCAGATGGAGGAGTTTGAGCAAATCCACCATCTCCAAAATTAAAACTAAGAGTCCAATTACTATAAACTGAATATGAAGGTTTTTTAATTACCGATGAGCTCATCGTTGAATCATATGAATATTTAAGTGTTCCATTTACATAAATGTACATATATCCATTATCAGCATCAAATGCTACTCCTATAGTATCCCCATCACTCCAATCATTACTTGAAGTATTGTAAACCGTAGAACCTCCAAACCATACTCTTCCATCACGAGTCGCAAGTCCTGCTGTAGTACCTCCATTAAAGAACTCCCTATCAATATTTTCAGAGATAGGTTCAACTCCAATCATTGCACCTCCAGAAGCAGTAACTTCCCAGTACCATTTTCCAGTAGTAAATCCAAGTGTGCTTCTACCATGATGCCAATGATTAGCACTTGGATTGGATGCTGCAGCAGTTAAATCATTATTACTAAGAGTAGGTTGATAAGCATCCTTAGTATCCGAATTATTAGTACTTAACTTAGCATATGTTCCTACTGGTGTTGTAGAAGTATCTACAAGACTAACAGTTACAGTATTACCAACATAATCCAGGGAAGAATTAAGAAATCTAATAGTAATAGTTTCTGTACCCTCAGTTAAAGTATCTGCAACAACTGTCTGAGAGAAAGAAGCAGTATTGTTTGATACAGTCACTGTCCCTCCTAATGATCCAGATGCGAAATCAGCAGTGGATATATTAGTTCCTGACATAAGGTATGTAAAACTAGTTCCATCATCCACATTAGTGGTTGAAAGAGTAACAGTAAAATTACCACCTTCATCTACAGAACTAGCAGATACTGATACAGTATATGTTGGTAGAGGATCAGCAGCTGATCCTTCAAAACTCATCATAGAAGAGTATGCAGTCTTTGTTGCTTTTATGTCAGCACCACCCTCTAGAGTATCAGTAAAATATTTTTCAGCATATATTACTTGACCAGCAGGAACCATAAAAGATCCTACGACTGTACCAGTATAATCTTTTCTAGTTACAAGTATATTAGAATCACCACTATTAAAAAGTCTTATAACAGAAGCATTGCTAACATTACTAGCAGATCCTAAATTTATTTCAGTAGATAATATTTTCATTTAACCTACCTTTGTATCAGTTTTAACGGGAGCCTTTGCTCTAATTTTTGTATAATCTACAAAAACTTTTTCATTTGGACCTTTTGAATAGTCTTTTGGATTACCTGATCCAGATAAACCAACTCCCTTATATCTTGTTCTATTACCTTCAATAAGACCTAATTCATCTCTCCATGAATAAGATTGAGTTAAATCTTTAATTTTCTGCTGTTTCTGTTCCTTATTCTTTTTTAAGTTCTCAGCAGTGTTTTTAATTCCAGTATAAGCGGATTTAGCAAGACCAGCAGCACCCGCTATAATTGCACCAATAGCAGCAGGACCACCCATATTATCAAGTTCTTGGATGTTTTCAGCTTCTTCTTTATTGAAGAGTTGATTAACTGGAGTTCCTGATTTTATTCTCCTTGATGGGAAACCAGAATCCTTTTTCGCTTGAAGTGCTGCATCTCTTCTTGTACGTCGTCCTTCCTTACTACTTAAAGCAGCATTTCTCTTATTTCTCAACTCTCTCTTAGTAAGAGGAGTATCTATTTTTTCATTCTTAGAAGGATCAACTTCCTTTTTACCATCATTAGTTATAGGTGCTTCATCCTTTTTCACTGCTGGTGGTGTTACTGAACTAGATTTTGATTCTGCATCAGCAGGTGCAGGTGCAGATGCTTTAGGTGCTGATGTTTCAACATCACCCTTATCTATTGATTTTACTCCTGGTAATGGAACTGGATCTATCTCTTTACCAGTTTCAGGATTAGTAAGTTTTTTATCATTTGCTTTTGGTAGATCTACTGCTTTTGGTAAATCAGTTGATTTCCCAGTTCCATCTGTTTTTGCAGTTATAACTTTACTTGGAGAACTACCAGTAAGTTTACTACCAGCAACTACACCTCCAGTAGCAGCAACAGTAGCTCCAGTTTTTATTTGATTTGCAACCTTCTTTATACCATCACCAATAGGACTTGGTGTAATATTCTTCAGAGGTTTAACTGTAGCAGTTGGATTAGTAGCAGCACCTCCCAACACTTCGACTGGTTTTGTACTTGTAGTTGGAGTACTTGTTTTTATATCGGTTCTCTTTAATTTTCCTTTAGTCCTATCTATTAGATTACTACCAGATTTTTTAACATTTTGCATAAAACCCTTAAAGGATTTTAATAGAGAACCACCCCCTTTAGTAAGAGGATTGTTAGTTACTGATATACCATCAGGGTTTCTTAATTTTCTAGCAGTAGTGATAATATCTTTTGTTAATTTAGTATCTTTTACACCACGATTAAGAACATTTCTTACACCTTTACCTAGATCATATGCACCTTTAACACCTTTAGATGATAGATTCCAAGCAGCTCTAACAGCACCAGTTACAATTCCACCAAGTGGTACTTTTGGCAATTCTTCTGTCAATATGGTAACAATCTCATCATCATTATATCCTTCAGAAATTAGCATCTCTGTCACCATTTCCAATTTCCAGTTAGAAGCACCTTTAATTGGTTCTGGTTTAATTATATCTACTGTTTCAACTTCCAAAAACTTTGTATCCTTAGTTAAAGTTTCTACACTTATACCACCTTCAATTCCTTCTTCTACCTTAGCACCCCTTCTTTTCTTATCACCACGATTAGACCAATGAATACCTCTTCTAACAGAAGTTTGTGCTCCTTGACTTACTGGCCAATTACCATACTTGCGTTTATTCCTTTCCTTTTCCTTTCCTTCAGGTGAATGCTTATCATCAACCTTTGCTTCATCAATATCAAATTCCTCTCTCCAATTACTTAGAGATTCTTGCTTTACTGGTATATTTTTCATGGAACGGATTAATCGTCTTTATTATTTAGAATACCTTCTTTTATCATCTTTGAAAGTTCTGATGTAGAACCAACAAATAATGCGTTATTTGTAACGTTACTTGGACCTTTTGGTTTATCTTCATCCAAATCTTTCATCTTCTTTTGAAGATCTGCTAACTTATCAGTAATATCTGCAGTTGACTTTAATACTTGACCAGCAACTTCATATGCTCTTGGACTTGCACTTTCACCTGCAAGTTCCATAACTCCATTTAAAGTTTCCTGTCCCTTTTCTATTAATGAATATAACTGTGCTCTTGCATACTTATAATCCTTATCAGCATCATCACTAATATCAGGTAATGTATCCTTTCTTCGGACACAACCAGCTTCTGGTGTATTACTAACTTCTACATCAACAACATCATCTGATGTATTAAATGTATCGTTCAAATCGTCATAATTATCTTTCATGATTTAAAGATCTACCTTTCTAGTTGGACTAAATTCTTTTCCATCACCGTAAAAAGTCGAAGTTTCTGTGAATCCAAAATCATCACCTGGTGGAATTAATGGATCATCATACTGATCAATCACGGTATCTTCATTATAATCTTTCTTCGCTTTAGCAGCTACAGTATAACGTTGCTCACGTTTTGCTGTTTGTGGATTACTATCAGAATAGTAATCAACTTGAACCTTACGAATAAGACCCTCTGTAGAATCTGCAATAGGACCAAACATATAGGTCTTAGCAGTAAAGTTTAATGTATAAATTAATGCTCTTCTAGTTTCAAAATTACCTTCATAATCGTCAGTAAATGTAATACTATCGAGCACCATAGGAACATCTCTTTTTTCTCCAATAGATTTTGCTAAATCGATTGTTAATGTAAAACCTGGTTGAAAGAATGGTAAAATCTGTTCCAAGATCTGCATAGAATCATCTTGGAGTTTTGTAAGAATGTTTAATTCAAATCCCAAGTTATATGGAACTGGCATAAAAACCTTCTTTAACTTAGCACCTTCTTGTGCCTTAAAAGTTTGAGTAATACCTGCTTTCCTAGATGGATCGTATTGAATATTATTAACTTCAAATGACATTCTAGGTAATGTTATCTGAACTGCCTTATTTAAATCTGGTTGTTGTTGAATTCTTGCTAAAAACTTCTGTTTAGGACCATATGAAATTGGTACTTTAATATCACTAATATCTTTTCCTGCAGCATCTTGATGTCTAACATGAACCTCATTAAAAAGAGTTCCAAAAGCGATAACAGTTTTTCGTATTATCTCGTGATAAAAATAGGTTCCTAACATTAGAAATTACCAAAGGGATTTGATTCAGTGAAGTCTAGGATTTGATCTGCGTTAAATTCAAATTCGTCACCATCGTTATATTTATCATTAGCATCATCAGAATTGTAAGATCCAAGTGCATATGATGCACCAGATTCTTGTCCTACAATACTCTCACCAGTATAGAAACCAGATACAGTTGATCCAATACCAACATTACTTACAAGTAATATCTTAGTATCATCATCCCAAGATTTAACTCTTGCTTCTGTACCAGATCTAGATCCTTTTATAACTTCATTAAAAGTAAAGGTTCCAATACCAGACATAGAAGGAGGATCGGCAACAACGACATTTGGAGTTGTTGTATATCCACGACCTGGATCTGCAATATAAACTGATTTAACAACTTGATCAGATCCTGCTGTTCCTATAGATGCTATTCCAACAGCAGTTGTTCCAGCACCAGGTTGAGTAACCGCTATTGAAGGTTCTGTTCCATATCCAACACCACCATCAACAACGTTAAAGTTAACGACACCTTGATAAACAGTTTCGATAGAACAAGTTGCAGCAGCACCAGTTCCACCACCACCAGAAATAGTAATAGTTGGTGGAGTAATATAACCAGCACCAGCACTAGTCATTAAAATCTTCTCAATAGAAGTAACATTTGCTCTGGTTGTCAAAATACCAACTGCTCTTGCATCTGTAAACGCTGGAGAAGCTGAGAATGTTATTGATGGTGGAGAAGTGAATCCCGATCCATCATTATTAAGGAAGATTTCCCTAACATATCCAATACCAATAGATGCTGCTACTTCAGCAGTTCTACCAATACCAACCAATTGTAGTTTAGATATATAACCATCATCCTGAACAACTGTATCTATAGCATCAATAGAAGTATCAATAACTTCATCTTCATATTCAAAGAGTTCACATTTAAGTTGATAAACGTAATTTTTACCTAACTGATAAAATGGATCTTCATGTTCTACAAATTTAACTTCAAATAATCTTGATCCAAGTGGGAAAAATACTAAATCTCCCTCTCTTGGTCTAGTAGAAAGTATGATTTCCTCATTTCCACCAGGTCCATCATCTAAACCTGCCATAAATGGTGCTATGAAATCTTCAAATCTTTCTTTTGAAATAGTAAGAGTAACTTCATCTCTTATACTCATTCCAAATTTAGTTAGCACATCTCCTTGCCCACCATATCCTTCATAGGTATTGACATATGCTTCTATAGCAAAATTATCATCAAATTTAGAAGATTGGACTTCTTCTATAATTGATTTTGTATTTACATATTTTCTTGGAATATAAGTTACTTCAACACCATATATTTTTAGATGCTCATTTATGAGATCCTGTGTTAATCTTTGTTCTGAAGATGTTCCTTGTAGGAAAAATGGATTAAGTGCCATGTGTTATTAACCCACAAAATCATAAGGAGGTAATTCGTATTCAGATGCCATCCTTGATCTTAGAGATTCTATATCCCTTTCAGCATCATCAAAAATCTCTCTACCATTAAGTTCTATACCACCTGGTAACTTAACTCCACGGAATTTGATTAAATTTTGTCCCCACTGTCTCTTCATAAGAGCTGTGAGATACAATTTGAGAAAAGGATCATTATATACTTGAGTAAATGATGTTGGATCTAATGCCCTATAGCAATCAAGAACTAAGAAATTATCAAGAGATTCTGCACCCCAATCTATATCAAGGTATAATCTATCCTGTCTCTTATTAAATCTTACTTGTTTATCTGTTGTTAATAAAAAGTCAATATCCTCCAGATATGACTTAACCATAGAATATTGAAGCAATTCTACTGAATTAAAATTATAAAGATCATTCAAAAATAGCTGATATTTAATACTAAACATTCCACCTGATATGGTGCTAGTATCAAATTTAAAAATCTTTTCTATACCTACTACAGAATCTGGAACCTGTAAGAAATTAGAAGTCTCATACCAACTACTTGTTGTAGTTCCGTAACCTGCTATATTTGTAGATGTTGCTGTTGTAGTTACAATACCAACTCCATCTGTACCCTTTGCTCTACCTCTATCTAAGTCTGCCTGAGTAATCTTATACTTAAGAAACATCCTTTCAACGCCATCAAAATGTCTTTCGTTGAAAAGTTGTATAGCATCATCAACCGCATCATCAATTTGATCATCATCAATATTAATTTCTAATACAGGAGCACCCAGCTTCCGTAAGCAGTAATCTATAAGTTGTTGTCTACTTGCTGGTTTTGCCATTTCCTCTAAGTATCAGTTTTCTTGGTCTTTTTCAATTTTTGAATTTCTTCTTGTAAGGTAATAATCTCCTGTTGGAGATTTTTTTCTTCCTCTTCAAAATCATTTCTTATTGTTTGTAATTTTGCTTCCAAAAGTACATTTTGATTTAATGATTGTGCCAACTTATTATTATATAAACTGACAAGGACATTAACATCAACGTCACCATTATTTTGTTGTTGCATAATCTATTAGGTTAGAAAGTACCCCCATCAAGTGTTGAAGACCAGTGAGGCTTATTAGTATATATCACGGTAATTGTTGAAGGTATTACTGATAGATTCTCAACTGAACCATTTTGACCTTCTCTTCTAATATTGTAAGTATTAGTAAATGTTCCTTCAACACCAACTACATCAACAGAATTTCCGTTAGATACTGCACTCTCAACAACACCATAAGCACCACTAGTATCTTGTCTAACAACATCACCAATAGAAAGTGTTACATTACTTGGTAATGCAAGAGTATTCTTAGTGACAGCAGTTAAGATCTGCTTAGATGTTAATATAGGAGCAGCTGGATTATTAGTTGAGGTCTGTAATCCATTCTCATCAAAGTATACAGCACCATTAGCATTATAATCAGCAGTCTGATAATAAATTCCTTTAATGTCTAGGAATCCTCTAGTACCAGATACTGTATTACTTGCTGTACCTGCATCTGGAACGTATGTCCAAGATCTTGCAGGAGCATTACTTCCAGTATTTGTATCAGCATCTACATAACCAAAGAAACCAGTTTTGTTGTTTCCAGTTCCAATACCAGTATTATACTTAAATGCTATACCACGATCTGTATTGGTATCATAAGCATGAGTAATTGTTAGTTCTGTAGTTGTTGTAATACCAGCAGTAGTTGTTCCCTCAATAGTGATAACTTTATTGTTAGTATTAACTTCAGTAACTGTTGTTAATCCAGCATTTGGAAGTGCAGCAACACCACTTACAATATCACCAGTATTAATACCAACAACAGAATCAATTGTAATTGTACTAACACCAGTTGTAGCTGGAGCAGTAACTACTCTAGAACTGGTAACATCACCAATAACAAATATTGGATCATTAACTGTTACAGCAGTTGAGTTAACTGAAGTTGTTGTACCATCAATTTGTAAGTTACCTTTGATGATAACATCACCTTCATTACTTAATCCATCGGGGAATGGATCAATAAACAGTTTATCACCAGCACCACTTACGGTAGAAATTATATTATCTTCTATCTTAACTTTACCAAAATATGATGAAGTTTGAACATTTAATGGGGTAGTAAACTTAACTTGCTTACCAGTAGGACTGGATACAACTAATTCATCATTACCATCTTCATCATATTCAAATTTAACATCTTTATCAGAACCAAATGAGAATGCTGTGTCATCGGTAACAGCAAATTCACCAGTTCCATCAGTAGCAAATATAACATCCCCATCAGTATTTGTAGATGATAATGTATTACCATCCATTCTAAGATTATCTACATTCCACTGATCAACTTTTCTATTATCATCAAGAACAGCAACTATACCACCATCACTATTTCTTGTATTTGTAACACCAGCAACAGAACCTGGCTGATGATCCATCATAGAAGTATAATAATGTCCTCCTACTGAGAAAACATTACTTCCATCATCACCAATAAATATCCTATCTTTATATTGATTTGATCCACCGTAACTGCCAATACCAGTTACATAACCCATTTCACCCCAATTTAGGCTGGCAGGTTTGTTAGTACCAGAGGATCGTTTGATCCTGATAATGCTAGCCATTTAAAAATTTCCCCCGTTAATGTCTAAATTTGCTTCTGAGCCAGGTGTTATGGTTAGTGTAGCGTCCCACTTTTGAGTTGCTCCATTATATACCAACATCATTCCATTAAGTAAGTTCGCAGCATTAACATCGCTGAGTTCAGCTAAGGACAGACCCTGGGCTCCAGCAAGTGAAGAAATAACCTTAACAGCGTTTTTTTGCCCTACTCTGACCTTAATATCTGCCATTTATGTAAGCAATTCAAGAATCTATCTATTATTTATGTTTACGATTAGCTAACTCTTTAAGTAAAGATTTAATCTCATCAATATCTTTTTTCATCTCATCCAGTTCTGCTTTCTCATCAAGTTTTTTATTCCTTTTAGAAATATGTTGAGAATATGAATTAGTATCGTAATTTAAAATCGCACCTGTTTCTGGATCACGAAACAGGTTTTTATGTCCTTCAACTGGTATCATGCTTTTGGTATTGGTAGTCCGTTAATTAAATCCTTTTCAGATGGTTTCTTAGGATTGTTTCTATCCTTATATAACGCATTTATCTTATCATCATTAGAAACTTTTGATTTTTTAAATAATTCTCTTCCAGTTTTATAATACCATTCACCTTTCTCATCATTATATCCACCCTTACCTACAAGTTTAGTTGCCCAAGGATGTAATTTTTTTATTGCATTAGATGCTTCTTCTA